TCCGTTGAAAGGCAACGGTTTCAAAAAATAAATCCTGCACAGTATCCTCCCACGCAAACAACTGTATAAACATACAGTACACTCAAAAGCATTAATTGTGAATTTTTTTATTCACACCAGTAACAATTTACGTTTTACATATCACACACTTACAGGCTATTACTGCCAGCCTGGCCATTGCTCATCTTCCGGATTGTTCCGTTTCTCCTGCAACCTCCCTTCCCTGTAAATCAGGGCAGATCGGCCAAATTTGAGACCGCCACCCCGCTTCAGAATGTCGATTTCTTCATCCGTTCCGGCAAACCCTCGCTGATTCAGTTCCAGTTTTAACCGTCTCCGGGTTCCTCCCTCCGTACAGTTATTGACAGAACTCCAAGGGGCGGCGCTGCCGCCAGAAAAACCCGCCTCCGCTGGCGCTTCGGCCAACTTCGCAACCTTCTGCCACTTGACCAGACGGGTGCAAACTTCAGAATCCGCGATCAAAGGCGAATAGATACCCTGCACACGCTGAACATCTTCGGCGTACTCGTTACCCTGCTCTGTGATTTCATACGCCAGGCGAACAACCAGATCACGACGCGCAACCAGTGCGCCACCCTGCAACTGGGTATAGGCAGCCCAGTCCCCAACATCTGCCGCCGCCAGCACCGCATCCATGCGGCTATCAGTCAGGCGCTGATCGCCTAGGCGGCGCAGCTCCCGCCAGACAGTCACTGGCGCACCACCAATTTGCTGAAACTGGCGAATCCGCCAGCGGGATGCCCAGGCCGATACGGATTTGGCCATATCGCGCAGGTTTTCCCCGGTTTCTTCATCCTGTTCGCCATCGAGCGCAAAGCCGTCGATATTTTTTGAAATGTATTTAGCGATATAGCCCGTGGCTGACCCTTTAGCGGGATCGATAGGCTCAACGTGAAAACGCGCCTTAAGCGCGTTGGGTGTCTGAAGCTCTTCTGAATCGGCAATTCTGGCGTGATAGCAAAGAATATCCCGCACCGCCTCAACGTCATGCGGACGCATGAACAGCAGCATATGCCAGTGCGGTGTCCCGTCGTGGTGAGGCTCCACCACGCGAAAACCAAAAACATGAATACCGGCACGGGAGATCGCCGCGCGTGCTTTTGCCCAGACGTTGCATAAATAACGCTGCGTGTCCCGTGGGCTCAATCCGTTCCACTGAGACACAAAGCCGCCTTTGCTGTGTACCGCGTGATAACGTGAAGGCGCAGTGATTGTGTAAAACTCGCCAGCCAGCCCCTGTTCATTGGCGATATCTTCAAACCCGCGCATACGCACCATAAGTTCACAGCGACGAATGGCCGGGTTAGCAACGCTGCGGTGTACCATGCTGTCCAGCGCAATACGGTTGCCCTCTTCGTCCATCAGATCAAACTTTTTGAAGAACTCCAGATTTCGTTTCTTCTGATCTATCCATTCGCCCAGGGTTTTACGTGATACGTAGGCGCTCGCAGATTTCTGCACCTGGCCAACGGCGATGGCCAGATGTTCACGTTGCAGATCACGGGCACGCTTAAGGCGCTGATACCACCATTCCGGTGCCATGAGACGCAAAATCCCGGACTCCGCTTTTCGGGTTTCCAGGTGGCCTTCATTTGCTTCGTGCTCTGCCCAGTAAGGTGGTTGATTGTTCAGCATGAGGGAAAGCGAGCAAAGATTGCGGTAAGCCTCCAGCGTGCGCTGGCGCATTTCCCTTTCGTCTTTTGGCTTGCTCTTCAGCGTGTCTGTGAAGTCATAGAACATCTGAGCCATCCAGCCAGAGACCTGGCCAGACAGCTTTTTGAGATCGGTACGGTCAAGCGACGGCAAACGCTGCAATGATTTGCCAAAAGGGAGATCGAATACATCAGCGGCCAGTTGGTAACGCGCAGCCACTTTCCGCAGACGTGGCAATACATTCTCGCCGATTGTTTTGCGCAGGAATGTATTGGCACGGCGGCGGCCGTCACGGCCAGTAAACAGCTTTTCGTAACGGTTGCCAAAATACCCGGCTAACCAGTCGGGTATCTCATGAAGGAACTGCGAGCGCCATTCATAATCCTGTGGGTTAACTGCCCACAAACGGCGCTCTGTAATTGTCGCATTCGCTGGCGTTCCTGGCGCGAAAGTATCACGCCGCCAGGCATCGACGGCGTGATGTTGGCCAGCAAGAGACATATCAGCCACGATTAACCCACTTTTTCCAAGCGTTAATCATGTACGCAGCAGCACAAACCGCCACCAGTACAGGCCAGAACACGGCAGCTATAGCGACTAAAATAAAGTCCGCATCATCTGCATTTTCTACGTCACGGCGTTCCTCCCAGGAAAAGAAGATGAAAGCCGCCAATACCGTCAGCGCATACAGCCCGGTCATGGGTTCAGTCATCATTTCGCCACCACCCCAGCGCTGGAGGCTGTAGAAACTGTTGATTTCAGTATCAGCTCTGCGGCAGATTTCTGGCTTGCAGCTGCGGCACCAACACTACGGGGCGCGTTGACTTTCACCGCCTCAAACCCGGCGTAAAGATAATGCACCATTTCCAGATCGCTGTTTGAGGCAACAACATTCACACCCTTTTCAGCAAGACGGCGCAGTTTTCTGGCCAGTCGCCCCTGATCAAGATGTGAAAAACCGCTTTCTGTGTATGACGTGAAATTCCCTGATTCCGTCAGGTATGGCGGATCGCAATACACCACATCCCCGGCACGAACCAGCGCAAGCGTTTCGGAGTAATGCGCGGTGATGAACGTTGCACGCTTCGCCTTTTCAGCAAATGCGCGGACTTCTTTTAGTGGGAAATAGTTTTTCTTGTACTTCCCGAACGGGACGTTGAACTGTCCACGGCGGTTGTAACGGCAAAGCCCATTAAAGCCGTGGCGGTTCAGGTACATGAAACGGGCAGCGGCTTCAATGCTTTCAGCCCCAAGCCCCTTCCCGGACAAATTGAACGCATCCCGAACGGCATAGTAAAAAATGGCGCGGCTCTCCTGTTCACCTAACGCCCCGGCAGAAAACAGGGCTTCAAGCTCCATGAGAAATGCGTCTGTGTGGTAGGCCATCGCCTTATACAGATTAACTAAATCCGGGTTCAGGTCAGCGATCAGATATTCGTCATAGTCCGTATTCATCATGACGGCGCAGGAACCCGCGAACGGTTCAACCAGGCGTTTCCCTTCCGGCAGATGGCCACGCAGCTGCGGCATAATGCGGACTTTACTACCAACCCATTTAAGAGGCGTTTTTACTGTCATCGAACACCCCGCGTGATCATATCTGCGATAGCGTCCAAAGGTGACAGGGAGCGAATGGAAAGCATCACCCAACCGCATGAATCCGGCATAACTTCGTTCACAGGTAGGATGTGGGTAATAACAGCCGCCCACTCTCTACCCGTGTATGACCCGTGCTTCCATTCCTGTAATGACAGATAATCGCCGACGCAGTAGGAGCGGTCATTTTTGCGCAGCTCCGCCTTTTTCTGGCCAGCAACTACAGCATCCAGATACTTTGGCGCGATTTTTAAACTGTGAATTTTTACTGCCATGCCGCACCGCCTTTGCTGCAAATGGCCGCAGCTTCTTCACGGATCAGCTCTACGATTTCGGCAGCGCTTAAACCTTCGTTCGCAGCATACGCGGCCAGCTTATCCAGTCGGGCAGAACACAGATCGGCGGAGGCCGCTTTACCTTCCTCAGTAGCTTTTGCCAGCATTGCCAGCAGGTCAGTGCCGGATTGGTTGACGGGTAAAAACATGCGTGTTGTTTGCATTTTGGTTTCCTCAGGGCAAAAGAATCCCCGGCCACCGCAGGGATGGCCAAAAATTCAGGCAGTTAATTAGTGGAAAGAGACGGTAACGGACGCGGCTGAATAGCTCGGCGCGGGTATCTTGTGCAGCTCGTAGGTGTTGCGCCACCACTCCTGGATCAGCGCTTTAACTTCCCCAGCCCCCAATGACCCGGCGATGTAATACATGGAACGAATGCCAGCCAGCGCTTCAACCTGTTGGAACTGGCTTTCCGCTTCACGATAGACACAGCACCAGTACGCAACATTCACGGCCAGCCAGTGGCGTTTGTTTGTCATGTGCTCGGTGTCGTTGAAGAAAAACGGATGTAAGGCCACACGGTCATTTTTAACGGTGCTTTTCTCCAGAAAGAGAATGGCGTAATTGTGTGGAACACCCCACGCAGCCAGCTCCTGTCCCAGTTCTTTGGCGTTTACAGAAATAATGGACATTAATGATTCTCCTGCTGTTGCATCTTATGAACGATATGAGGCGCGATAATCATCTGCACGCCATTACTGCTGTAGATCGGATGTGCCTTTTTCACCTGGCGGTTAGCACTGCGCTTTGAAAAATCGCTGTCGCTCAGACTCCCGAACCCTTCAAACGTCAGACGCGCCCTGGATATGCCCTGGCGCAGCTGAATCATTGCCCGATAGTCCAGGCGTTCGAATAACTCAGACCAGCAGCACTTGCACAGATGGGCTTTGAAAACATCTATCCCGGAAGCAACTGCGGCCGCATGTAAAACAACTCCGCGCCATTCAGGTGTTAATTTGTCCCACCATTCTGCGGCTTCGCTTTTCTCACTCCAGTACTTACGGCGGATGTTGCCCAGCCACTTCAGGCCAATTTCCTGCTGCTTTTCGCTAATGGCCATAACGCCCCCTGATAATCCCGAACAAACGAAACCACCATGGTCGACGAGACGAACGGGCATTGAATTTGTACTGGTGGCCAGGGTTCCAGCGCTGGCCGTTTGGCAGTTCAAGCCAGCCAGTTGACCCACTGGCCAGCTGCATGGCCGGAGATTCTTTTTTCAGGTAGGTAACGAACGCTTTCATGGTTATCCCTCACATCATGCTGCTGGCGCTTGTAGTCACGATATCGACGGCAGCAGCAAGAACCGGCGCAGACTGGAGGCGGCTTTCAACGGTGTAAGCCAGAACGGAAAGGGAACGGATGGCATCACGGGCACGATCAAGAATTTGTGTGCGGCGTGCTGCGGTCATATGCTCAGTTGAAACGGCTTCCCCAGCGATTGCTCCCACGTTTGCGGTGGCGCTTAATGCACAAAACTGCATGTTCGCTTCAGTGGCGTTATTGACCGGAACGGACGGAAGGCAGTTAATCTGCCCCAGCATCCCATCCAGTAAACGCGCATCTTCGGTGTAATCGGTAATAGCCAGTAGCTCGTCACAGGTCAGGCGATGCGGTTGAATCGGGTTCAACTTATTGCGCAGGATCTGCGGACGCATACCAACGGCAGCGGCGACATCTTCCAGATTGTGCGACAGCGCAAACGCTCGGCAAGCTGCATCAAAGTGAGCATGTTTAGAAGTCTGATAATCAAACATTGTTAGCTCCTCCCTAATCCGTACGATGAATCACGCGTTAAGCGAAACATCACATTCGCTTAACGCCATCACGGTTAAGGCGGCCATGTTCACTTCAACCAGCCCTTTTTTCTGCGCTCCTTTAGGCTTGATCGGAAGTTTTCCGTATGAAATCAAGTTCTCAGCGGTGCTTCTGGACATGCCTGTACGACGGCAATACTCATCAAGCGGGATGTATGGATCGGGGATCACGATTGTAATGTTGGGACGCATAATGCAAACTCCTTAGGTTATGGATACGCCAATATCCACTCTTATCAATCAATATTCGTAAAAAACTACAACAAGGAGAGGCTAGATCGTATTAAGCGACAAATCAACATTATTTTCGCATTTTACGAATCACTGGCTAAATCATGAGCAAATTCTCTTACGGACAAATCAGCCACAGCAGCGATGTGCTCGATAGGATCATTGACGCTTACGGTTTCACTTCAAAATTGATGCTGGCAGACCATTTTGATATGGCATCCAGTAGTCTGGCGGGGCGGTATAAACGCGGCGGATTTCCTGCTGACATGGTTGTGCGATGCGTAGCAGAAACTGGAGCATCATTGGAATGGCTCGCCACTGGTCAAGGCCGTAAGTTTGACGATGAAGAACTGGACATTTTGAAAATGCCACGCCGTAAAATCGTTGACGGTCTAATTTATGACGCTGGCATGTACATGCTTGATAAAGTCTCTTTTTTACCAGGCGTTCCCTTACCTACATCCCCAGTATGCATTTTGGAAGGTAACAACCAATTCATTGTTGATACCTCATTCACAGAGGTTTATGACGACCAATGGTTGGTTGAAATTGAAGGAAAAACAAGCATTCGCACGCTAACCCGCATTCCGGTAAAAAAGGTTAGAGTTAGCGGCGTTGGCATGGCCTTTGATTGCGGTATTGATGACATAAAAGTTATCGGCCGCGTTGTCTTGACGATTCATTAACATGACAGTAAGAAAACTAAGTGACGGCCAATGGCTGGCAGATTTTTATACGGTCAACCGTAGTGACGGTAAACAAGGTAAACGTGTCCGCAAAAAGTTTGCTACCAAAGGCGAGGCGTTAGCTTTTGAAAATTACACTCTTCAAAAAGTAGAAGATTCCCCCTGGCTCGGAAAGGGAAAGGACAAACGTCGACTGTCTGACTTAATCAACCTATGGTACGAACGCCACGGGATTGCTTTGCGGGATGGGCAGAAACGCGTAAGAGCCATGCTTTGGGCATCTGAATGCATGGGTTCTCCTCTCGCCATTGAATTTTCTGCCCAACTATTCACAGCTTATAGGGCTAAAAGGCTAGATGGTCATTTCGCCAGAACCAATCGCATTGCGGAGGTGTCACCCCGCACAATGAATCTGGAGCAGGCATACTTTCTGGCAGTTTTTAATGAATTAAAAAGGCTCGGTGAGTGGGATGCACCAAACCCATTAGAAAACGTCCGGCAGTTCAGAACTGAAGAAAGCGAAATGGCTTATCTCACAGGAGAACAGATCAACCTACTTTTAGATGCATGCCGCCATAGTTCTTCAAAAGATTTAGAAATGGTGGTGAAGATTTGTCTTGTAACTGGAGCTCGCTGGAGCGAGGCCGAAAATTTAAAGAGAAGCCAGATAGCAGCTGGTAAAGTTACGTTTATAAAAAC